CAATAAAAAAATCTTCCCTTGTATGATTATCCTCAAAATAAAAGTCTGTATATCCTATAAAAGGTATATCATCTATTACAACTTCTACTTTTCTTTGATAATCAATTAATCTCCACCGATAAGCATAATCTTGAAACTTTTTAGTTCCTAACTCAAATAATGGTACTAAATTGTTTCTTTCATCTTCTATCTTAGGGTCATTTATCCTAGAACAATTTTCATCATATTCAGATAACATTTTTTCTTTTGCTTCTTGTAAAGATAGACCATTGAGAAACATATTTATGCCAGACTCAACAACTTGCCCTCTAATAGCTGATGCAGATGTTGGAAACTCATAGCCAAATATTCTCCTTAAAGCCCATCTTTCACGATAAAAAGCAAATTCATTAAGATGACTAAATGATAAGGGCAGTAAACTCTTACCCCAACCATCAAACTTTTGAAAATGCTCAATCATATGTTTTTCACCCAATCTTCTAAATGTTCTTTATTTTTAGTTACTTGGGTTTTCAAAATCATACATTCATCATGAACATTACTTGTCCTGCCAAAATGTATAATATATTCGTTGATAGCAAAAATTAATTTAGCCATAATTTGCAAATCTTTATTGTGTTTTGCAATAGCTTGTTCTTTTACTTCATCAACCGAAACATCATCATCTTCTACTAATCTATCTGACATTAGTCTTTCTCCTTCAACAATGTGGTACTAATCAAACTGTATTCAGCGAAAGTCTT